CTCTGTGTCAGCGATTGCTACTGTTCCATCTTCCGCAGGTGCAACTGAGTATGTTTGAACAACTCCTGATGTTGCCATTTCCCACATTGAGAATTTATCTCGTGTTCCTTGTACTTGTTTAATTCCGAATCCTGCATCGAATGATGCTGCTCTTAGAACTGCGTCTAAGAAAATTTCTTCAACTCTACTTATAGAATCTGAAGTTTGAGTTACTGTTACATTTACTGCCATCTCTTAATAATTTTGTCTGTTGGATAAATAATTTGCTACGTTGTTTGACGTTGTAGCGTTTAACTTTGTTACTGATTTTGGTTCTACATTTGAAACTTTTGCAAGTTTTTCTGTATTTAAATTTGTTGCTTTTTCAAGGCTTGAAAGTGTTTCTTTCATTTTGTTTAACTCAGATTTTAACTCTTCGTTTTCTTCCTTTACTACTGCAATAGCTTCAACTTCTTTTGCAACTGTATCAATTAAAGCGTCAACAAGAACTTTTACTTCTTCTGCTGCTACTTCTTTAACTTCCTCGACAACTTCAACAACTTCCTCTTCCATCATTTCTTCTTTCTTGTTGTATCCCATTTCTTCTTCCTTGTCTTTCATCAAGTCTTCAGCTTCTGTCATAGATACTAAAACCCCACCTTCAATAGTGATTGTTTTACCATCTACTTCAAAAGAACCTTCAGCAGGTACAGTCATTGCTTCGTCAGCGTAAACTTTAGAACCTTCTTCAAATGATTCAGCGTAAATTAATACTCCTTCACCAACATCCATAGATGCTAATTCAGTTTTTTTGCTTGGTATCATTTCACCAAGTTTTGTTAGAATAGCATCTAACTTCAAGTTTGTGTTACTCATTTCTGATTTATTTAATTGTGTTAATTCGTGATTCATATCAGCTTCTACTGAAATTCCTTTATAAGTTCCGTCTTTAATCTTTGCCCAAACATCATCATTTGAAATATACGTTCCTTGCATCCAAGTCTTGGCAGGTACTTTAAAACCTAACTCCGTTGCTTTGTCATTTAAAGGATTTTCAACAATCCAATTTTCTACAACATCAACACCTTCCAACTTTTGATTTTCATTGTGTTCGCTATTCCATTCGCCCAATGTTACTTTTTTAAGCATATAATCTTTGGCTATATCCTCAATTGTTTCTCCTGAAAAGTATATTTCATATGGGTCACCTGAATCAGATACTCTTGGAATAACTTTGTCAGGAATAAGTACAGGAGAATAAATCATTCTCTTCTCATCTTGAACGGAAAGTTGAATAGGCTTATCTTCTTTAGATAAAAAAATGAAATCAGTTTCAATTGCAGGACTTTCAACCAATGCAATTCTGAATACAGAACTGTCCAACCAATCTTTTTTCTTAAGTTCAAATCTTTTCATTAACGCAAAATTACAGAACAATACAACCTTTATTTGTATCCTTTCCTTGCTTTGCTTATTTTTGCGTTATGGCAAAACCAATAAAATACTTTTTAGACTTGGAAATACTCAGGAAGGTTGAAGTCTGCGAGATGATAGGATGCTCTTTAAGAACGATTGACAACTACGTTAAGAAAGGTTTACCCATTCACAAACCGACAAACGCAGCACCTTATTATTTGGCTTCTGAAGTTTACGAATGGATTCAAAGCAATTAGTTACTTCCCAATCTTTACAAGGTCATCAACCCTGTTATCTAAGGATGCAGAATCTTTGATGTCCTGCTGAATTACTACTGCCCTAACTGAACCAAATCCACTTCTTCCACCTACACCTTCATTCATTGCAGCAAAGTTTGGTATTCTTGGAACTTCTGTTGATGGTCTTGCACCTCCACCTGTGCTAACACTTGGAGCAGAACCTCCACCTCCGCCTGTTGTTGGTGTAGATAATATTTTTCTAACATTAGCAAAACCAAAAACTGCTGCTGATGCTGCATTAATAAATCGCATAGTTTGAGTAGGAGAAACATCTGTGGTTTGTGCAAATGCTGATTGTATTCCTCTATAAGTATCAAATAAAACTTGACCAACTGCTATTGCTTTGGCTTCTTTACTTCCTTTCTTAGCAAGTGTTGAAGCAATGTCAAACCCTAATTGAGTCATTTTCATTATTGATTCGTGCTTTTGTTGTTGAATTAATTCTTCTTGGTCTGCACTAAATTTTGCTGATGCAATATCAATTCCAACTTTTTCTTTTTGAAATATTTCATTTGAAGTTTTTAAAAGGCTTAAAAGATGTTCTTCTTGTGAAAGTCTTACTTCTCCTTCAGGACTTAACAATGGAGCAGCTTCCATAGTTTCTAATGGTTCTAATATTTCTCTTTCAGGTCTTATTTCGCTTTGTTTATTTAATTCAGATGTTATTGACTTTTGCTTTGCCAACATTGCTTTTAATTTCTTATCTCTGTTAGTTTCAATTTCAAAAAGTCTTGCTTCTAAAACCCTTTGCGCTTCAACGTCTTCGTTCATTGATTCGCCTAATTCATTTTTTGCAGTTAGGATTCTTAATTCTTCTGTTGTTTGTGCAATTCTTTCTTCAGCTAATTGTTTTTCAACTTTTATTGCATTTTCATTTGCTGCTGCTCTTTCTTCTACTGACTTCGTAAAATCATCAGCCGCTAAATTTGATGCTTCAATTTCTGCTCTTAATTTAGTTTCTGTAACTATAAAATCAATTCTTCTTTTTTCTAATGCTTGAAAATCTTTTTCTAATTGCAATGCTGCTGCTGATTCATTTTTTATTTCGTCAACAATTCCTGACATACTACCTTTCAAAATATCTAAACCTTCAGAAAAATCTCCTTTAATAATTTTAAATAACCCTTCTCCAAAAGAAGAAACCCTATCAATCAAAACATCAATAGTTGCTCCAATTGTTGCAAAAGCTTGGTCTAACAAGTCAGCACCTTTTTGTGTGTTTTTAAAATATGAAACCAATGTACCAACTGCAATAACTAACAAACCAACTCCTGTTGCTGCAATAGCACCTTTAAGAGTCCTCATAGCCATCACTCCTGACTTTACTCCTTTAACTATTCCTTTAAAAGCAGTAATTGCTCCGCCTGTCATTTTATCCAAAGAACCTGTCAGTTGATTAGTTGCCTCTCCTGCACCTTCAATTCCTTCTTCTAAATCTTGAACATTTTTTTCAGCGTCTTTTGTTTCAACTACTGTTTTTACTTCTAATATTTGTGCCATTCTTATGTGATTAAAATTTGACCTGATTGTGTTGCGATATCTTGGTTGGAATCGTAAAAGAATCCGTAAGCATTTGCACTTGCTTCAACTGTTGGTGTTTCTCCACTACCATCTCCCACGCTTGAATTGTCAGCACTTACCTTCCATTGAACGATTGAATTAATTACATTATAAGGATAGTATGTTGCAATATCTGTTGGGAATATTGTGAACCTTTTCATAAATGTAGCAGTTGCAGGTTGGTTGCTTGTTAGGCTTATCCCTTCCAACTTAACCAATCTCAGCAAGGTATTCTTGTAATAAAACTTTTCGTTAAAATCTAAGCCATCAATTTGATTTCTGTTTAGCTTGATGTTCATCTTTATTTCTCTGCTTTGCTCAGAATAGGTTTCTTCCAAATATGTTTTCCAATATCTTTCATAAAGGTTTTGACTTGGGTAACCTATGTTTGACCAATATGAAAGTGACTGTCCAAAGTTGTTATCTGTTTGTGTAAATCCTCCACTTTGCTGCCTCCAATTTCCAATAAATTGAATCCTTGAAACAACCAAGCTATCAGTTGAAAACAAAGATTTTAACGTAAATGGAAAAGTAGTATAAGATTCGTTATCTGTTGAAGTTCCATCATCGTCATAGTTGCTTTGCAATAATGTAGGCTTCCCTACTATTACGTTCAAGCTACCATCAACCATCTTTGGAATTACCGCAGAACTTGAATCAACAGGAACGCTTGGAATTGTTGAAATAGGAACTTCAATTTTTAATTCATTCTTTGCTAATTCTGTACCTGTATTCTCAATAAACTTTTCTCCGAAATTTTCATTTGTCAATTCTTTGTATTGCTTAGAATAAAAGTCATCGTTTTCTTTATATGCTAAACGGATAGACTTTGCACCTTGAACGCTGAAAGGTTTTATCTGAACATCAACACCATCTTCAATGATATCGTCTAAAATTATTACTTCAGAATTATCTTCAATCCAATCGTTAAATGGTGTCATCTCATAAGTTCCATCAGGGTTTGAAATAATCTGTGCGTTTGATTGAATAGCAACAGTTCGGAATATATCCCAAGCCGTTAACTCAGGACAATTTGCAGATATATTAATCAAAGAACTTGAA